TGGGTGATCCCGCAACGGGTTAGACAGGTGGCCACCACGGTGCTCAGGTGGCAGATGTTTGGAGTGGATCCTGCTGCTGTTGGCTCAACCGGCGTCCATTGCGGGTTCTCGTCGGCATAGAAAATCTCCGCCTTCACTAGGTCCCACTTCAGGGCCAGTAGGCACCCAACGGTCAGGGTGGTCTGGTTTTCGATCGGGTCGCTCTCGGCCTTGATCACCCGCAAACGCCTCGGGAACCGGGTCAGAGTGTTACCAGGCAACCGCACCCCCAGCAGAAACTCGGCGCCCTTGGCCGGCTGGATGAGGCCGCTGATCACCACCTCCCCTTGCGTGCGCAGGAGGCCAACTCCAGGCTGCAGCGGATCGTCAGATAGCTGCCCGCTGATCACGGGCCCCAGGTTGCTGAATGCCTGGGCGCGAACATCAATAGGTGCCGCAGGCATTAGCCGGCCCTCCGCTTGAGCTTTACGGTCACGATGTAGCGCTCGACCACCGCACCGCCGCTGACGATCTGATCACGCTCTAGACCCAACTCGCCTACCGGCCAGAAGTCGGCGGCGCTAGGGCGTGCGGCGATGGTGGCAGCAAACCAGGCCTTGACTGCGGTCCACCCGGCGGAATTGGTGACCCCCCGGACGGTCCGCACCTCAGAGGCCACCAGGGGCCCCCGTGTTACGAACCCTCCGGTACTGGTGGGCTCCAGACTTGGGCCATCCTCGAATCCCTCGGGCTGATCCAGTAGGGCCAGGGTGGTAGTGCCCAGGGTGATGGTGCCGTAGGCAGGCAGGAAGGCATCACCACCCAAGCGGGCTTTTTCGTTCTGGCGCAACACCACCGCCAACTGCTGCGCCGCGTCGATCAGCGTGAAGTTCACCTTGACCCATGCCCCGGTCGTTTCGCCCGCTGGTGCCCCGGTGAACCAGCAACCCAAGCCGGTGACACTGGAGCAGGTTAGCGCCACGGTGGCCCCTACCGCTCGGCTGGTGATGGTGGGGGATTCCAGGATCTTGGCCGCCTGCCAGTCATCAAAGATCGAGCAGCACGTCACCCACTGCGCTGGCGTGCAAAGTCCCGCCACGGTGAAGCGCCGCGCCGTCAGCCCCTGCTCAGTTTCCGCTTCGGCATAGCCGATCGGCTGCGCCTGCAGGTAACGCAGGGTCAAGGTGCTGCTGCCGTAGGTGAGCTGAATACTCATCAGGCCACCCTCAACGAATCCGCGCCATGGTCTGCGCCAACCTCAGGCCGGATCCATCGCCCCGCACATTGACGCCCACGTTCCACGCTTTACGCCTCAGTTCGGCTACCTCCTGACTCAGGCTTCCAACCGCCGCCGCCAGATGGACCATTGCCGGGTCAGATCCCACCCGCATCACGCCAGCGCCACCACCCAGGGCCCCGGACTCCTTTAGGCGGCTGGTCACGGCAGCGGGGATCACCGTGCCTTTCGATGGCGCCATCCAGAGACTGTTTGCGGGTCGGTTGATCAGCGACAGCGCCCCCGATGCCGACAAGAATGCTTCCTGCCCCAGACTCATCCCGCTCGGGCCGTCGTTGATTCGGTAGGTCTGGCCGGCATCCACCGGGCCACCGGTGAACCGGGCGGGGGGCAGGCCGGCGGCAGCGTTCAGGCTGTTGTAGAACGACCGGGCGGCATCGGCAGCATTGCTCATATTCGTGGCAAGTCCTGCGGTCTGGCTTCTGGCAGCACCCGTGGCCTTGGCGGCACCGTCAATGAAGCCGCTGATTTCGTAGTAGCCCTGGCCGGTGTTTTTGACCTGTAACCCTGTCTCCCTGACCAGCCCTTGGAAGGTTTTTTGCTGGTTCAGGGGGATGTTTATCAGGTCCTGAAGGCTGTTGAACTGATCCCTGGTGCCCTTGGTGGCCTTGAAAGTGCCATCGGCAAACAGCGCCAGGTTCTTGGCGGCGGCTTCGGCCTTGATCTGGTTCTGCGCGGTTTCGTTGGTAACACCAGCAATCAACGACTCGATGGCCTGGGTCTTGCTCAGGATTTGGAGCTTGGAGTCAGCAGACTGCGTGCCAAGCTGAGCAATTCTTAACCCAATCTCGGCCTGCTGGATAGCCTGTGCATTGCCTGAGAGCGAAGCCTGTTCAACTCCTAACCTTGCTTTCTCTACTTCTAGCCTTGCTGAGCCTGACCCTAGCTCGGCTTCTAACCTTGCTTGTTCTTGTTGCAAGGCAAGTATCTGTCTTTGCAGGTTCTGCTGCGCTAGTAAAGCGTTAAACTTAAAGGTTAAGGCGGCTCGATCAATCTCATCTCCCTGCTGTCTAATTGCATTGATTTCACCCTCACTTGCGCCACGTTTTTGCGCTTCTTGTAGTTCATAGTTATTGCGATTGCGGATAATACTGAAACGCGAATCTTCTAATGCTATAAGCGCTTGGCCGAGATTGAGTCCGGCCTGCTGAGCTTCTGTACGACCGGCGTTTTCGGCCTGAGCGGTCCTGCCAACCGCTTCCGCCAATTGCGCTTGACTTGCTAATTCTTTGGCTTTTTCTTCGTTTTGTTTTTTTGCAATCGTAAGTCGCTGAGATTCGGCGGCTACGGCAGCATTGGTTTCGCCTAGTATGTCGCGCTGTTTGCTGGTAAAATCTTTGGCTAGGTCGCCAATTTCTAGCTGAATTTGACTAAATCGCTTGCCTCCTAAGTTTAGTTCACCAAACCAATCACGACTGGCCCCAGTGTTTGCGATGGCGTTACTTAGCAGGTTCTTGGCCTGCTTGTCGCTAAGTCCGTATTCCTTGGTGATGTTTTTTAGGATGCCAACAAGCTGGGTTGCTTCATCGGCCGTTACGCCAAATGACTGACGTAAGTCTCTTGCTGATACTTCAACCTTTAACCCTTCCAGCGCCCCGGCCAGCTTTACTACCTGCTGCGTAACCGTTGGCAGCAGGCTCGTTCCGAAGCTATCTTGTAAGTCTTGCCAGGCGTTTTGCAACTTGGCAAAGTTCTGCGCTGCGGTAAGTGTTCCGCCAGCATTAGCAGTCAGATCATTTAATCCTTTGGTGATTGCTGGGAAAAACTCAGCCGACGTGAGCTTGCCAGTTTCCACCAGCTTAATCAGCGCCTGCTGACTAATGCCTAGACCATTGGCGGTCGCAGCTAAAGCGATTGGCAGCCTTTCCCCAAGCTGTTGACGCAGCTCTTCCATGGAAACCACGCCCTTTGAGGCAATTTGCTGCAGCGCCACAAAGGTTCCGTTGATTCCATCATTGGTCAACCCCAGTACTTGGCCCGCTTTTGCTACTGATGCAAACAACTCTTTCTGCTGCTGCAGTGGCACACCGGAAGCTGTTGCTGCTGCGGTAAAACTGCCGAAAGTGCTAGACAGGCTTCTGTAAGACAACCCCAACGTCTCGGCAGTTTCACGGGCGAAGCTGAGAGCCCCAGTCGCCCCTTGGGCGCCAAGAGTGGCGGAGAGCTTACGGGTGGTCGTTTCAAGCTCTGCTGCTCCCTGAATGGATTCCTTAAAAAACCCGGTAATAGCCGCGCCAACCCCTAGCGCTCCGATCCCGGCTAGGGCAGCGTTTAAGGCCTTGGCTGCCAAGGTGGTCTGGCCTAGCGCCTTGTCCACTTCCCGTTGGGTAGCAGCTAGTTCCCGCTGGGCATCCTTAAACTCTCGTGACCCAATCTTCGCCCTCTCCACGGTCTGGTTCAGCTCATTCAGCCGGCCACGCAGCCCGGTGATCGTCTGGTCACTCCCTCCGAATCCTTGCCTGAACTGCTCCCCCGCCTGCTTTCCCGCCTGCCCGATCTGCCGCGAAGCATCAAGGATGCCCTTGACATCGGCCGTTACCTTGACAACCCACTCGTTTGCCATGTCAGCTTCCTGGGGTGACGACGTACTGGGTGGGGTTGGTCCAGCTCAGGGCGTACTGATCAAGCACCCCGATACCACGGCCTGGGGGATCGCCACCGATCGGCACCGCGCGGCAGCCGGGGAGCAGGGCAATGATCCGCTGCGTGAGCAACTGCAGGGCCGTGAAGTCACCCGCTGGCGACCACTCGGACACGTAGAGCCGGAACTGCGGGTTGAGCGCCGTCTCGCCCGTGGCGAACGCTTCGGTGGCGTAGTCGGGGTTGGCGAGGATCACCACCTCTAGGCCCGCTACGGCCACCCCCTCGGGCAGGGATTCATTGCGCCGTACCACTGCGATGGCGGGGATGGCGGTGCCACTGCGGGGGGTGTAGGTGCCCAGTGCTGCGCCGACCACGGCATCGGCCGCCAG